CCTCGATAGTATCTTTAGCAGTGATATGGCTATTGGTAAATACGTCGCACAAAGGGCTGGTATCGGCATTAACGCAGGCAGAATTCGTGGCATCAACGCTAAGATCAGAGGCGGAGAGGTACAACACACAGGCGTGGTCCCCTTCCTTAAAAAGTTTGAATCAACTGTACGATGCTGCACTCAAAACGGCATCAGAGGTGGTTCTGCTACAGTTCACTTTCCTATCTGGCACCAAGAAATAGAAGATATTATTGTTCTCAAGAACAACAAAGGCACAGAAGACAATCGAGTGAGGAAACTTGACTACTCAATCCAACTTTCAAAACTTTTCTACGAACGTTTCATTACAGATGGGGAGATTAGCTTATTCTCACCGCACAACGTACCAGGTTTGTATGATGCTTTTGGTACTGATACATTTGACAGTCTCTATGTGGACTATGAACAAGATATCAGAGTTCCAAGAAAGACTGTCAAGGCACAGGATCTAATCCTATCCATCCTTAAGGAACGTGCAGAGACTGGTCGTTTATATCTAATGAACATCGATCACTGCAACAGTCACTCGTCATTCAAGGACAAGGTGAGTATGAGTAATCTTTGCCAGGAGATCACTCTACCTACGGATCCTATCAATCACATTGATGATATCTCTGGAGAAATTGCTCTGTGTATTTTATCCGCGATCAACGTTGGTAAACTTAAGTCTACCGAAGAACTTGAAAGTCTTTGTGACCTTGCTGTACGAGGATTAGAAGAACTGATTGATTATCAACAGTATCCAGTTAAAGCTGCAGAACTTGCCACACTGGGTCGTAGATCCCTTGGAATAGGTTATATTGGTCTCGCACATTATCTTGCTAGGAATGGGTGGAGATATGACTCACAAGACGCCTGGGATGCAGTTCACAAACTTACAGAAAGTTTCCAATACTATCTACTGAAAGCCTCTAATCAACTAGCTAAAGAGAAGGGTGCTTGTGTTGAGTTCACCAGAACCAAATATTATGAGGGACTACTCCCGATCGACACCTACAAAAAAGATGTAGACGAAATCACTTCGCAGGAGCTCCAACATGATTGGGATGGTCTTAGGGTATCTATCAAACAATACGGACTCAGACATAGCACACTGTCCGCACAGATGCCTTCGGAGAGTAGCTCCGTTGTGTCAAATGAAACCAATGGAATCGAACCACCTAGAGACTACTTGTCCATTAAGAAGTCCAAGAAAGGGCCTCTTAAGCAGATTGTTCCACAGTATGCCTCATTGAAGAATAATTATACTCTTCTATGGGATATGACTAGTAATGATGGTTATATTAAAGTTGTTGCAGTTATGCAAAAATTCTTTGACCAAGCTATCTCTGGAAACTGGGCATATAATCCAGAGAACTATCCTGATAATGAAGTCCCTGTTTCTGTTATGGCTAATGATTTCTTACAAACATATAAGTATGGTTGGAAGACATCGTATTATCAGAATACTAATGACATGAAGAGTGATGAGATTGAAATTAAAAAAGAATCATTAGAACAATTAGTAAACACTATCTCTCAAACGGAGGAAGACGACTGTGACAGTTGCAAGATCTAATAGACCCAAAGGAATGACCGTGTTTAATAAAAATAAAGTAGATTCTAAAAAACAACCCATGTTCTTCGGAGCTCCACTTGGAGTTCAAAGATACGATTCTTATAAGTATCCTGTATTTGAAAAACTAAACCAACAGATGTTGGGATATTTTTGGAGACCTGAGGAGGTATCTTTACAGAAAGATCGTGCTGACTATCAATCCTTGCGACCTGAACAAAAACATATCTTCAGTTCAAATCTGAGGTATCAAATTCTTTTGGACTCCGTTCAGGGTCGTGGACCTGGAATGGCTTTTGGTCCATACTGTTCTCTTCCTGAACTCGAAGGAGCAATGACTTCTTGGGAGTTTATGGAAATGATTCATTCTAGATCATATACATATATCATTAAAAACATATATCCAGATCCATCTGAAGTCTTCGATACAATTCTGGATGATGAAAAGATTCTTTCTAGAGCCCAAAGTGTTACCGAATCCTATGACAGTTTTATCAATGCTGCGCAAGAGTATGGGTCCAGTAACATGTGGGAACATAATTTAGAAGGAGTTCCTACTGCACAAGACGCACTTTATGAACTCAAAAGAAAACTCTACAGAGCAGTTGCAAACGTCAATATCCTGGAAGGAATTAGATTCTATGTCTCCTTCGCATGTTCGTTTGCATTTGGAGAACTTAAGCTCATGGAAGGATCGGCTAAGATCATCAGCCTTATCGCCAGGGACGAGAACCAACATCTAGCTCTTACACAGAATATTCTTAATAAGTGGCACTCTGGAGATGATCCAGACATGGTTGAAATTGCCAAAGAAGAAAAAGAGAATGTCATCAGCATGTTCAAAAAAGCTGTAGACGAAGAGAAAGACTGGGCTCAGTACCTATTCAAAGACGGATCTATGATTGGTCTTAATGATAAACTTTTGATGCAGTATGTTGAATGGATTGCAAACCGCAGAATGAAAGCACTTGGACTCAAACCAATCTTTGACATTCCTGCCAAGAACAATCCACTTCCTTGGACTGAACACTGGATTTCTTCTAAGGGACTCCAGGTTGCACCTCAAGAAACTGAGGTAGAATCTTATATCGTTGGAGGTATCAAACAGGATATGAAGAAAAATGCATTTGCTGGTTTCCAATTATGATTAAAGTAAAGTATCAACTTAAAGAACATTCAAATACGACACTCTTTAAGTTCTTTAAAACTGAAGAACAGGTAGAGATGTTTAAATCTCAAAACTCACATTATATTTTTGTATGAAAGATCTTCCTGAGTGGAGAAAAAAAGCACTTGCTGATCCAGAATTATCTGAGTGGCAGGTGCAAGTTCTTTTAAATGGACCTCAGTCTTTATCAGAGGCTTGGTTCCTAGGGGCAATAAGATTTAAGTACGGCAGAGACAGCTGATAAATACTTAATATGTGTTAATCCCCGTCGATAATGCCTATTCAGTTAATTAACACTGGTCAAACCAGCAACGATGGTACGGGAGATACCCTGAGACAAGGAGCGATTAAGGTAAATCAAAACTTTACTGATATCTATACTGCTCTGGGTGATGGAATAACCTTAACTTCAGTTACTGGAGTAGACACCGCTAGGTTTGCAGATGTATCTGGAATTGCTACTAACGCAACTCTTTTAAATAATCTTTCGCCATCTTATTATACAAATTATTTAAATCTAACTAACACTCCCACACTACTATCCAGTTTCACTAATGATGTTGGGTTCTTAACTAAGACTATCGATGCCAGTGGCATTAATGTTGTTGGTGGTATTGTTACTGCAACTTCATTTAAAGGTGACGGATCTCAACTAACAGGCATCTCAACTGCTGTTGATGTTGGTGTATTGCAATCACAGATCAATGCCCTAGGAACTAACTTAAACATCGTTGGTTTCTATGATGCCGTTGCAGGTGTTGTAACTGGTCTAACTATTGTTGGTCAAGGACGACCAGGACTAGGAATTGGACTGACACTTCCCAACGCTGGAATTACTACGGGTGATTACTTTATTGTATCTAAGGGTGGTCCCAGTGTAGGTATCGCAACTTACGCTAATCCAGGAATCTCTAGTGTATATTCGGGTGACTGGGTTGTTGGTGTTGATGGAGATAGTTGGTCCATTCTTTCATATTCGCAGCAAGTCGTTGCTCCAAGAGCAAGTAGAGCAGACATTGCAGATGGCTTGGATGGTAATGTAAGTTTAAATATTACTGGTATTATTACTGCAAACCAGTTCTTCGGAAACGGTGGAGCACTTACTAATCTAACCTCTGCGAGTGAGGGATCATATGGTAATGATTATACTGTTCCACAGATTTCGGTAAACAGCCAAGGAAAGATTACTGGTATTAGTAATGTTGCCATTGCTCTTACTCAAATTGCTGCTGGATATGGTACAGCATACTGGAGTAAAAGTAATCTAGGACTTAGTACCACAACGGCCGTTGGTATTGGTACAACTACTATTACTGATGCTCTAACAGTATATGGTAATATTAATATTGCACCTGCTTCTACAGGTAGTCTTATATTAGGTAACTTAATAAGAGCCAAGTTTGGTTCTACTCAACAGGTTCAGCAGTATCATAATGGTAGTGAATTAAGATTTGAAGGTAATAGTCCTCTGGCTATTAGAGATTTAAATGGGAACCCGTCTGCAATCTTTAATCCTGGGGGATCTGTTGAACTCTATGATAGTGTAACCAAGAAACTCGAAACAACTGGACTTGGTGTAACAGTATTTGGATCCTACCTTGGTGACGGAGGTAGACTGAGTGGTATCATCACTCATATTGATGCAGGCGAGAATGTATCTGTTCAGATCACATCTGGAATTGCAACTATAAACTCCTCTGGTGGTGCGGGTAAGTGGACCTCTGGTCCTGTTGGACTGGGAACAACTACATCCGTTGGTATCGGAACTACCTTTGCTGCAGTTGGAACTGCCTTAGAGGTCCAAGGAAACTCAAACTTTATCGGTGGAGTTCACGTCGATAACCTTGTGGTATCTGGAGTATCTACTCTAAGTGGTGGACAAATTGATATTCCTGGCGGAAACAATATTAAACTAGGAAACGCTCCTATACCACAGTCTCTAAGAAACATTGGTATTGGTGATCAATCTATTCGCAATATAACCAGTAGTTCTGGTGGACACAACATTGGTATTGGCGAGTATTCTCTATACAATACTAGTGATGGATCCTATAATATCGCTTTGGGTGATCGGGCGGGTCAGAACATTACAA